ACTATTGAAACTTTTGGTAGTGCCTTAAAAGGTGCTAATTATAAAGATGGTTCAACAAATAGTTGGTATGTTCCAGAAATGGCAGAAAAAAGAGCAATGAGCCGAGCAGTGTTAAAATTAACAGGCTTTTACGAGTTGGGAGTATTCGGTGAAGATGAAAGCGAAAGTTTTAAAAATAATAATAAATAATAACAATTAAAAACAAGTAAAATTATGGGAGCAATTATCAACTATTCACTAAGAGTAGACAAATTACCAAAGGAAAAATTTATCGCAGGGAAAGACGGTGCGGTTTATGTAAACCTTACAATGAGTGTAAACGATGAAACACGTTTCGGAAATAACGCATCGATTATGATTAGCCAAACACAAGAAGAACGTGAGGCTAAGAAACCAAGAACTTACATCGGCAACGGTCAAGTGGTTTGGACTGATGGAAACATTGTAAAGGCTGAACGTGAAGAAGCTAAGGAAGTAGTACAAGAAGCTGAAACAAGCGACTTACCATTTTAATTTAATAGGGCGGTGTAATAACCGCCTTTTTTATTACCTTTACAAAAACAATACAAAACAATGAAAGAGATAACAGAAGAACAAACAACCCATAATATGCTGATGGAGTTAATAGCCGAAGAATGTGCTATTGATACCAACGATGTTATGGAATACCCACCAACCGCTTTAAGTTTAGGGGAAAAAACTATACAGGCGAAAGGTGGCAATATTACAATGCCTATTCCGATTGGTACTTATGGAAATTTTAGTTTCGTACAAGCACCGCCAAAAAGTAAAAAGACATTTTTTGTTAGTTTATTAGCATCAGTTTATTTAAGCGGTGGAAACAATTTTGGAGGTAAATTAAAAGGACATAGAGATGGACGTTGTTTAATGCACTTCGATACAGAACAAGGTCACTGGCACGCTCAACGAGTTTTTAAGCGTGTTCAAGATATGAGTAACACCAAAGAGGTGGGTTGTTATCATACATACGCACTTAGGACAATAGGTTACAAGGAACGTTTACAATTTATAGAACATTGCTTAGAGCAAAACAAAGGTAAAAACGGTTTAGTTATTATTGATGGCGTTGCGGATTTGGTTTCTGATGTGAATAATTTAGAAGAATCAAATTTATGTGTTCAAAAAATAATGCAACTATCGGCTAAATATGATTGTCATATAATAACAGTAATACATAGTAATTATGGAAGCGACAAGCCAACAGGACATTTAGGCAGCTTCTTAGAAAAAAAGACAGAAAATCAAATACAACTAGAAATAAATACAGTTAATAAAGAATGGATAACAGTAAGCTGCAAACGTTCTAGGGGTTACGCTTTTGAAACGTTTAGCTTTAGTATTAATGAGTTTGGGCTTCCTTTTGTAGTTGGCGAAATATATGACCCATTGGAATATTTTGTACCTAGAGCATTAACACCAAACAAAACAATAGAAAATTCAAACAAAGATACATTGTCAAAAAGCCCTATGTTTCACAAACCAAACAAACAAATAAAAGCACCTTTTTAATAAAAATAAATGACACCAATCTTAGAACTAGCTTATCAAAAGCACAACGACTGGAATAACATAGTAAAATCTTTTGGCTGCAACCCCTCAATGAGTGAGGATGTTGTAATGGAGATGTATATCCAACTTGATGCTGATGTAAAAAAAGGCTTAGACCTTTACTATAAAGATGAAATAAATCATTATTATTGCTATAAAGTTTTAAGAGGTATTTATACAAATTTATACAAAGCTAGTTTAAGACAAAAAAAGGTTTATTTAGAAGATATTAACGAACTAAAAGAAATAGAAGAAAGCGGTATTAATGAAACCGAATGGGCAAAGCAACGTGACAAAATAGATACCATATTAGATGAAATGTATTGGTACGATAAAAAGATATTTGAAATAGTTTCTAAGGGTGTAAGCGTTGCAGAACTAAGCAGGAACACAAAAATAAGTTATTACTCGCTTTACAATACATATACAAACGCAAAGAAACATATAAAAAATAAGTTATGAGATTAGGAGATTTAGTTTATTACATTACTTACTACACTGGAATACGGTGGGTAGTTAAAAAAATATGGGGTGACGATTGCGGTTGCGACCAAAGGCGTGAAGATTGGAACGATATAAATATAGAATTATGAGAATAGATGACCAAGAAGCGTGGATAGATTTTAAAGCAAATGTAAGCACAAAACTAACACAAGACCAATATAGGCTCTTATGCACGTTACACGCTCGTTATTTTAATCATAATTATCACGAACCTTGTAGCTGCCGACCTAAAACATTAGTAATGTGGATAAAAGATATAGATAACGTATATAACAAAATTAAATGATAGAAAAAATACATAACTGGGAAAAGGCAGTAGTAACACTTTTGAACCTTGATGGTTGGAACTTAACCCATACAGGCAAAGGGAATGAGAGTTGGGATGCAACAGGCACAACGCCAAAGGGTCAAGAATGTGTTATTGAAATGAAGTTTAGAAATAAATACTATGATACAAAAATATTAGAAAAATTTAAGCACGATAAGTTAATCGAAACAGGAAAGGTTGCTCTATACTTAGTAAATGACCCTAAAGGTAATTATATGTTTTGGCTAAATAATCTAAAAGGACTAAATACAAAAGATATTTATTGCCCAGACACAACACTTTGGACTAAAAAGAAAATATTAAAACCTTGTTATCTGTTGGAAGAAAAAGACGCTACAATAATTAACTTAAACGAAGAAAATAAAACAGGGGTTTGGGATAGTTATTTTGATATAAAAGAAAAAATAAATAAAAAAAATAGTTAATTATTTGTTTATAACTAAAATAAAGTTGTATATTGCGGTATATTAATTAAACAAAAACAAAACATTATGAAAAAGACAAAAACAGGATTGCACATTGAAACAAGAAAAAACCGTATTGAAGTTTATACTAAGGCAGATTTACAGGAAAAAAAACGTAAAGAACAAGAAACTAGAAACCTTATAATAACAGGAACTCTTTTACTTTTTGGTATTTTAATTTTTACTTTTGGTTTAATTATAGGTTCTAAGATATAATGACTTTACTACAAAAACAATCATACAACCTTTGGTTTAACCACATAGCTAATTTAGTTATGGAATGGAGCAAACAAAAACCTGCAAATACAGACCTTAAAAATATGGTGCAAGGTATCACAGAGATTGGGCAATATGTAAACGGTTTAAATGTGGAGAATGAAGTTTTAAAAAAACGCTTCGCAATGTTAAGGGCTGATAAAAACAAACAACTTTTACAAATGCAAGAACAAATAGAACACTTACAAAACGATTTAAAAAAATACGATATATGAATTGGTTAGATAGTTATATAGATTTACCAGACGAACAAACATTTTGTGCTTGTTGTTCATCGGAAACAAATGGAGATTATTATTGCTCAACCGAGTGCTTTAATTTAGATGTAGAATGATTTTATTAGTTGATGCAGACAGTTTAATATTTGCTGCTTGTTATAAAAAACGAGAGAACCCAGAAGATGATAAATACTATCGAGACATAGAAGATTCACAAGCTAAGTTTGATGAGCAATTTATGTATATAGTAAACAAACTTGAGGATATGTACCCTATTGAAAAAGTGATAACGTTTAGCGGTAGCAAAGGAAACTTTAGAAAGCTAATTACAAGTGATTACAAAGCCAATAGAAAAAAGCAAGAGTTACCGCCTTTATTAGATGAGATGCACCAATACGTTAAAGACCAATACGACAGTGTTTGGGGTTACGGAATAGAAACAGATGATATGGTTGCAAGATATTGGTTTGAGTTATCAAACGAGATAGGGCGTGATAATGTTATGATAGTAAGCATCGACAAAGACTATAAACAGTTCCCTTGTCTTATATATAATTACCACTATAAGCATCAAAAGATTTTAGATATAAGCGAGGACGAAGCCCTGTATAATTTTTACGAGCAAATGATCGTCGGTGATAGTGCTGACAACGTTCAGTATTTTAGGGGTAAAGGTAAGGTGTTTGCAAGTAAGTGGTTTAACGGTTGTGATACAAAATACCAATACACAAAAAAGATGTACCAGTTATTTAAACAAGAGTACAAAGGCAAAGCAAGGCAAAAATACACAGAATGTTATCACTTATTAAAACTTAGAACAGAATGATTAGATTTGTATATGACTTAGATATAGTTATTGAAGCTATGGAGAACCAAGACTATAAAGACGCTTTAAAAATGATTAAAGACATACAAGAAGATTTAAGAATATTAGCATTATTATGAAAAAAAATAGTTAATTAATTGTTTATAAGTAAAAAATGTTTTATATTGCAGTATCTTAAAAAACAAAACAATGAGCAAAACAAAAGTTACACACGATTCAACAATAGGTAAAATATTGTCAGGAAACACAAAAGGAATACATAATTGGTACTGCCAATATATATTAAACCAAAGGGATTTATTTATAGTAATCAATAACTTTATTTAATATTATTGCAGTATCTTAAAAAACAAAACAATGAAATACAAAACAAATTTAAAAGTAACAGGCAATAAAGTATTCAGTTATAATAGGCACGTCGCAACCATTGAAGGGAATGATTTAATACAGTTGGGTTACTGGAGCCAAACAACTCAGGAACATATTAACCACGTTGCTGAAGAACTTGATTTAATATTAATAAAATAGATATGAAATTATTTGATGACGAATGGGGGGTTGATAATTCACCGATAGAAGATGTTGAAATTACAACGACAATACTTTACTTTAGTAAGCAAGAGTTAAAAGAATTTAAAGCCTTATGTAAAAAAGGGATAAAGATAGAGTTCAAAGAAGATTACCAACAAAAAGGAAATTTAAGTGATTTACTTTTAAAGGTGCTAAAACAAAGATATGAAAATAGATAAAATAATAGTAAAAAGAGTTTTAGATAGCGGTAAAGCTGCAAAGCTGAAAACTAAATTCCTTGACTCAAGCCATTACAATACTTTAATCACAAAGGATTGCGACGCCTATGACAATTATGGGAACTTATTATTTAGGTTCAGGAAAAATGCAATACCAATGGATGTCCTTAAAAATGGGGTTGATGCCTTTAAAGGCTCTATAGAAGTGACTGAGGGTCGTGGTTCTGCTAGTGGTAGCAGTCATAAAAGGATTAGAAAAGACGGGAGCATTAGTAATATAACAGTAGGCAATAAGGTAGAATCTGGTAACGTTGGTTTTATGGATAGTGGTGCTATGGTTAAATATTGTAGAACAACCGCATTCGCTAAGAATCATTTTGATAAATTCAAACAAGGCATACCGTTCGTGGAATTCATTGATAAGAAATATGCTGAACTATGCCCAGAACACCACGCAAAACAAAAGGCGATTGCAGATGGCACGAACAGAAATTATGTTATAGGCGACACTAGCTTTACAACTGTAACAGTCAATAAGAACTTCCGCACCGCTTGTCACCAAGACGCTGGTGATTTCCGTGAGGGGTTTGGGAACCTTATAGTGTATCGGGAAGGTAATTATGATGGAGGTTACTTTGTGATGCCAGAGTTTGGGGTTGCAATTGACTTAGAAAATACTGACTTATTATTCGCAGACGTACACAAGTGGCACGCAAACACAGAATTTACTAATTGCAGCGAGGATTGGTTACGCATAAGTTTTGTGATGTACTATCGTGAAAATATGATTAAATGCAGTAGCCCAAGTGGTGAACTACAAAAAGCTAAAATGGATAAAACAGGGTATTTAACACTATAAAACAAAAACAATGAAAACAACAACAAAACAAAGTAAGGGGTTAAAGTTTGAGTCATTCATTATGGATTGGTTCGCAGAAAACCATAAGATTAATCTAAGCCATTACACAACCTATGATGAGCAAATACACAAAGGCGAGAACAGACAAGGTATTGAAATAAAGAACGACCAGATGTTTAAAAAGACTGGCAACCTATTTATAAGCGTAGAGCGTGATTATGGCTATAAGAAACACCCAAGCGGAATATATAAAGACCAGAGTTGGCTTTATGTTATAGGTGATGTAGATTGCTTTTATATTTTTGCGGTTAAGCATTTAAAACAAGTTTACGAAGTTAATGATTTACCTTTGTTTAATGGTTTTAAAACTCCAAAGGGTGGAACTGAAAAAGGGTATTTATTAAGCAAGAAAAATGCTGATAAGTTTTGTATTCAAAAAGTAACAAGTCAAACAAAATTATTTTAATGGATTATATTATAACTTGCATAAGCCATAACAGGCACGAAAATGTAAAAAACTTTTTTGAAAAAGTAGGAACTGAAGATGTTGTTTTTTTTGTTAAAGACCAAACAGATATTGATAATTATAAGTTAAATGGAGCAAATAATGTAATAGCATCAGGGAACTTAATGGATAGTAGGAATGCAGCTTTAGATTATTGCTTTAATGTAAATGCAATTTGCGTTGAGTTAAGTGACGACCTTGAATCAATAATGGTTAATGACTTTACAGGGAAAAGAACGAAAGAATACGTTACTGTTTTAAAAGTCTTAGAGAATATAATGCCTAAATTTATTGAATCAGGTTATCAATTAGCAGGATTCCCACCTACTAATAACCCATTCTTTGCACTTAATGAATTTGATTTAAACAAGTTTATAGTCGGTGACTTCTTAATAGTAAAACCCACAACAATAAGGTTTGATAATAATTTAAAGCTAAAAGAAGATTATGATTTTTGTTTAAGTTTTATGAAATTAAAAGGTGGCTGCATACGTTATGCAGATTACTTAATGTCATTCAAACATTATTCTAATAAAGGTGGTGCGGTTGATTACAGGACGTCAGTTCTAGAACAAGAAACTATAAAATACTTGATTGAAAAATGGGGTGATTGCATAAAGTTAAATACTAAAAGGGAAAACGAAATACTATTAAATAGGAATAGTTATAAAATTTTAAATTCTAAACAAATAAATTTATTTTAATGAGAGCAACTTATTTACATTACGAAAACGGTAAAGGCTATGATGTTATAGACTTTATAAAAGATTATGAACTAAACTTCAACAGGGGAAATATAATTAAGTATATTTGCAGAAGCGGAAAGAAAGACGATGAATTAAAAGACTTAGAAAAAGCAGCAGATTATTTAAGGCGTGAAATAGAATACCTTAGGGAACAACAACAACAATGGATAGAAAAAAACAAATAGAATATTATAAAGAAATGGAACAAAAAGAACAAGAACACCAAGAACAAGTAAGGGGAGTACAAGACGAACCAATAAACGACAGGCATTTAGCATATTTAAAATGTGTATTGATAAGTCAATTACTATTGGAAGCAAACGATGACTTAAAAGGCAGTAAAGCATTTAAACAAAACGTAAAGCTACAAGTAAACAAAACAAGCAATATATTAGAAAGCGTTTATCAAGAGGGTTTTAATGCGATATACAACAACAACCCTGAAATGTGTACCAATGTACTAAATAAAATAGATAGCTTAATGCACAGTATTAAAACTGCTAGCATTGATGAACTTGTAATGATTGAAGCACTTGTAAAACAATACAAAGAAAACAAAGAAGAAATAAATAAAACACAAATAACTGAATTTACTAAATTAGATTAATATGTATATAAATATAGAAATAAAAAAAGCTGAAAGAAAAGACTACTACATCTTCAATATTAACGGAGTTAAGTTAGGAGAATGGGAGCGTTCAGAATTAAGACAATTAATAGAAGTAATAGACAATAAAATATAGACACAATGAAAACACCAAAACAAATAATACAACACGCAATAGACAACCCACATACAGAAGAATACATAGTCTCTGATTGTTGTAATGCAGAACCAAGCCAATTAAGTAACAACCTTTGCAGCGAGTGTTTAGAACACGCAGAATTTAACTAAAAACAAATATGAAACTAGAAACAATAAAACAAGCAGTAGATAAAAAATTTAATTTAGATATAGCAACCAATTCAAGACAACGAAATTTCACAGATGCTAAAAAAGTATTCTCAAAACTAGGTTATGAAAGCGGTGCTACATTTAGAGCAGTTGGGGAAGCAATAGGCAGAAGTCATTGCAACGTATTACACCACGTTAATAGCATTGATACTATAAGCGTAGAATACAAAAAGAAACACGATGAGATAATAAAAGAATTGGATTTAGTATTCTCAAAACCTTTCTTCAACCCAGAACAGGAAAAAATAAAAAAAGAAATAAAAAACAAACAAACAAATAAAACAATTAAAGAAATACAAGACATTACAGACATTTTATCTGGATGGGATATAGAAACAGTAACAGAGTTTAAACAAACACGACTAGACCCATTTAAAGCATTATTAAAGCACAGGGTGAAACCAAAGACTATAAAAGAAGTAAAAGGAGCGTTATTAAACAACCGAGTTAAAAATCCTGTATTGTGCTAGTAACAAAATAATACAAATATGTTTATATATTAATAAGGATTGATTAAACAATTTATTTCAATATGGATAACAGAAAAAATAATGGTGGAGCTAGACAGGGAGCTGGACGTAAACCAAAGGCACAAGAACAAAAACTAATTGAACGCTTAGATGCTATCATAGACAAAGAAGAAGCATTAGGGGTGTTGGGTCAGTTAGTAGCTAAAGGCGATATAAGAGCCGTACAACTGTATTTAAGCTATCGTTATGGGAAACCTAAGGAAAGTATAGACCTTAACTCTAGTGAGGGCTTAAACATCAATTTTAAAGATTTAATTAAATTCGTTGATTAAAGTTAAAAAAAAATATATGCCTATTGTTGAAAGCGACAGTAGGTATTTTATTATTAGCGGTGGGCGTGGTTCTGGGAAGTCATTTTCAGTAAACGCCTTACTTGTTATGCTTACATACGAACAAGGGCATACAATACTGTTTACTCGTTATACACTAACATCGGCTTATATATCAATCATACCAGAGTTTATTGACAAGCTAGAACAGTTTGGTTCAATAGCAGACTTCCATATAACTAAAGACGAAATACTAAACAAAAAGACTGGAAGTAAAATAATATTCAGAGGGATAAAAACTTCAAGCGGTGACCAGACTGCAAACCTTAAATCTTTGCAAGGCATTACTACTTGGGTAGTTGATGAAGCGGAAGAACTGGTGGACGAGCAAAAGTTTGATACCATTGATTTATCGGTAAGACAACAAGGCAAACCGAATAGAATAATATTAATACTTAACCCAACCACAAAAGAGCATTTTATATACAAGCGTTTCTTTGAAGATAGAGGGGTTCAAGAGGGTAGCAATGCAACCAAAGAAAACACCACATATATACACACAACCTATAAGGACAATATAGACAATCTATCTAAAAGCTATATAGACCAAATAGAGCAAATGAAAGTAAGACGACCAGATAAGTATAAACAACAAATGTTAGGTTCGTGGTTAAACAAAGCAGAGGGAGTTATATTTAATAATTGGAGCGTTGGAGAATTTAAACATATAGGTACAAGCGTGTGGGGTCAAGATTATGGTTTCGCAGCAGACCCTAGTACACTGGTTGAGGTTAATATAGATAGCACAAACAAACGTATTTACTTAAAGGAATGTTTTTATCTACAAAGGCTAACTACTTCACAAATAGCACAACTTAATTTAAAACACGCTAGAGAGGGTTTAATCATTGGGGATAGTGCCGAACCAAGACTGTTAAGCGAAATAAAAGCAAAGGGTTGTAATGTACGTCCAAGTATAAAAGGACAGGGAAGTATAACGTATGGCATCAGCTTACTACAAGATTATGATATTATTGTAAGTCCAGATAGCACAAACTTAATTAAAGAGCTAAATAACTATCGTTGGCTAGAACGCAAATCAAATACACCAATAGACAAATATAACCACTTAATAGATGCGGTTCGTTATGCAGTAGGCTTTCAATTACAAAACCCAAACAGAGGTAAATATACCGTATCTTAATCTGTTGAATAAAAAAAATAAAAAAAAAGTTAATTAAATGTTTATTAATTAAAATAAATGTGTATCTTTGTAGGGAACAAAAACAATAACAACTTAAAACAAAACATTATGAATTTCTTACAAATCACAAAGGCAATAAATTTTACACAAACAGTATTAAAAAATATGTTAGAACAAGGTTTAGCTGATAGCAAGAACACGTTGTCTCTTTGTAGAACTATTCAAGAAAAATTTGGAGCAACAGAAAATGAGGCTTTAATTATAATAGAAACCTCACTTAGCAATATATAAACTAAAAACTATAAAAGCCCCCATTAATAGTAATAACACAGTTTGACGCCTATAAAAAAAAACAAGATGCCAGATATTACAATGTGCAAAGGAATAGGTTGTGAAGCTAAAGAAACTTGTTATAGATACAAAGCTATACCATACCAACATAGGCAATCTTATTTCTTAGAACCGCCAATAGTAAATAATGGTTGTGAATACTATATCAACCAGAACAAATAATAAAAACGCCTGTAATTAATTTTATAGGTTTTTTTTTGTTTTAATACTTTCTAAAATATTAATAGTTTCTTTATATATTAATATGGAAGTAAAACTAAGCATACCAACATCTTTAAACGAAATCACCTTAGGGCAGTACCAAGAGTTTTCAAAATTAGATATTACAAAAGAATCAGAGGTTCAATCTAAAATGATAGAGATATTCTGTAAAGTGCCTGTTGAGGTTGTACGCTCAATGAAAGCTAAGGATATAACAGATATTTGTATTATTATAAATAATATGTTTGACGTAGAGCATCAAATGTTAAATAGGTTTAAATTAAACAATAAAGATTACGGTTTTATTCCAGACTTAGAAAATATGAGTTTTGGCGAATATGTGGACTTAGATACCTTTATGGGTGATAATGATAACTTACATAGAGCTATGAATGTTTTATACAGACCTATTGAATTACTACAAGGTCAAAGATATACATTAAAAGAATACGACCCAGATATAAATGAAGATGCTAAGAATTATCCTTTAGATGCTTGTTTTGGTGCAATGGTTTTTTTTTACGATTTAGGCAAAGACTTATCGACAGTTATCCTGAACTCTTCGAGCAAACAGAACGAAGAGAATTTAGTGCAGTATCTGGATTCACTACAAAATGGGGATGGTACAATTCAATCTATGCAATCGCTAACGGAGATGTTACAAGATTTGAAGATATCACTAAATTAAACGTTCACGAATGTTTGACGTACTTAACATATACAAAAGAAAAAAACGAAATAGAAGCAAGAAATATTAAAAGCAAATTCAAATGAGTTACACAGGAATAAGAGGATATTATTTATTAACCCAAGCAATAAAAGACCAACTTTTATCTGATATAAATGTAAACACCGTTACAGAGGGTGATTTGTTTGATATTGATTTGTCTAAGCAGTCAATATTTCCATTATCTCATTTGATTATAAATACCGTTACTGCACAAGAAAGCGTTTTGCGGTTTAACATTTCTATTTTAGCAATGGATATTGTAGATGAAAGCAAAGAACCAACTACTGATATATTCATAGGAAACAATAACGAACAGGACGTTTTAAACACACAACTGGCAGTTTTAAATAAGTTAGTACAAGTTTTAAGGCGTGGCGATTTATACAGTGATAAATATCAATTAGATGGTGATGCAAGTTTAGAACCTTTTGTTGATAGGTTTGAAAACAAAGTAGCAGGTTGGACTGCAACGTTTGACATATTTGTAAATAATGATATTGAAATATGTTAGCGGATAAGTTTTTACAAGAAGAATTAAACAAGTTCGCTAAATACGTTATACAACAAAGCCGAAGTAATCTATCTAAAAGCAGTAAGAACGATACTAAGGCACTTTATAATAGTTTAGGGTACGATATAGAGCTGACAACAAAAGGGGCTGAACTGGGCTTTAATATGGAGCAATACGGAGAGTTTCAGGACAAAGGGGTTCGTGGTAAATCTTCAAGTGCAAAAGCACCCAACAGTCCGTTTAGGTTTGGTAGTGGAACAGGACGTAAAGGCGGTTTAACCGAAGCAATGCAAAGCTATGTTAAAAGAAAAAAAATACAATTTAAAGACAGAAAGACAGGGCGGTTTTTAAGTTACCAAAGTACGGCATTTTTAATTGCTAGAAGTATATATCAAAAAGGAATGAAGCCTAGTTTATTTTTTACTAAGCCATTTGTAGCAGCGTTTAAAAGGCTCCCAGATGATTTAATAAAAGCCTATTCGCTAGGACTAGAAAAAGATTTAATAAAATTAACAAAACGATAAAATGGCAAAAATTAATGTAAGAAGTCCATACTATGTATATTTAAACTTGAACGGTTTAACAGAAGCCGAAATACGTCTTTATATATATAATGGAACTCAAGGCTCAAGACCCATAACCCCTACTTATGTTTTAAGAGCATCGGCAGTAAATTTTACTGTTAATTTTGAGATAGCGGAACTAGTGAAAGATTATATGGATTATAATGCAGATGATTTAGAAACAGAAATTGTGTGGGTTGATTATCAAATACGCAGAACAGTAAATGGAGTTTCTGGTGATTTACCTTTTGTAGAATTAAAGGGCTTTTATGGTTATGGATATTTTGAGCAAGGAGTAAATCCTCAAAACGATAGCGGACTATTGCAGTCAAATTTAACGGTAGTAAAGTTAGATGATGCACCAGTTGTTTTACCTATTGAAACAAGCAAGGTTACAAGCGTAGAATATTATTCAGAAAACGTAGAAGTTTACGAGCGGAATTTCGCACCGACAACCACATCATCAACTCAAATACAATACGTTTCAAATACTGTAAATGGAGCAGATGAATTTTCAGACAGGGTGTATAGGGATGGTGGTACTTTTGAGGGTAGTATATGTTTACAAGAGTTTTTAGACAGTAACGTGACATTCCCTGTTGATACTATTTACATAAATTCAGACGATGGTGTTTTGGTTGTTAAAGTTGAAAATATAACAGAATGCAAATACGAGCCTTATAAATTAAGTTTTATAAACAAGTTTGGAGCATTGCAAAATATATGGTTCTTTAAGCGTAGCAATAAACAATTATCTACTAAGGCAGAGGACTTCAAAAGAAACACACTATCAGCCAATAGTTACGGAACGGACAAGCACCAAAAGAAAAACCTATATAAAATGGGTAACGAAAAAATGGACTTAAATACAGGGTTTTATCCAGAGGAATACAACGAGGTATTTAAACAAATGCAATTAAGCGAGGATTGTTGGATTGAAATTGACAATATTGTTTTGCCTGTTAATGTAACGGATAGTAGCTTTAGCTATAAAACAAGCCTAAACGACAAGCTAATTAATTACACTATAAAAATAGATTTTGCTTTTGACACTATAAACAACATTAGATAAATGCAGATAATAGACTTATATATTAGAGAGGGTAGGAAATACATCAGTCAAGCTCAATTTTTTAATAATGGAACTAGACTTGTAGATACATCAACAGATTTCACAATAGGCGATTTCAGAGTAGGTCAATTAATTAAAGATTTAAACTCTGGGATTCTTGGTTCTATAACTGCAATAGCTCCAGGTGGTAACGTTAATACCTTAGATATTACAGGGGGAGGTTTTTCTGGCACAAATCAAACTTACCAAATTTATGATGATTATACAAAACTTGAATTATTCAAAGATGAGAGCGTGTCAATTACAGATACTATTCAAAATGTAAAAGACCCATCTAAAATATTTGCACCGTTTAGCCAACAGTTTAGTGTTCCTGCATCTAAACATAATAATAAGTTTTTTAAGCATTATTATAATAGTGAAATAGATAATAGTTTTGATGCTAGATTTCAAGGTGACGGACTTATCCAATTAAATGGCATTGACTATAAAATAGGCTCACTTAGGCTTACATCTGTTGAATTAAAAAACAATGTAGCTTATTCTTATAAGTTAGTGTTTACTGGTGAAACAGTTGAATTTAAAAAAATATTAGCAGAAAACGAATTGAGTTCTTTGATATATCCAGATAGTTTAAATTTTAATTATACGAGCGGTTTTGTTACTGGCAGATTGGGTGGGGAGGCAGAGGGTTACGATTTAATATTCCCCCTTATAACGCACAGTAAGAATATGCGATATGGATATAATGGTAATGTAGGTTACAAGGATGCTATAACAAATACTTACTTAAATTATGCGGATTTAAAGCCTGCTTTAAAAACTAAAGTTATAATTGATGCGATAGAAACAACTTATCCACAAATTAAATTCAGCCAACAGTTTTTTAATAGTTCTAGTTTTAAAAAATTATATATGTGGCTTCATAGAGAGGAGGGTTATATGTCTAATGCTAATGAGGGGGGGGCAGTCCAACAAATAAGCAATAGGTGGTATCTACCTGAAAACGCATCATCGTCAGCAACTAACTACAATTATGTTAGTGGAACTGATTTAAGACCTGCAAGTTGTTTTCATCAGCCTGTTAATTGGTGGGTTCAAAGATGGGGTTATATTTTTGAGTTGAGCGTTACAACGCTAGACCAAGCATTAAATTATAGCGTTCAAATATTAAGAGCTGAGGACAATTCTGTTTTATTTGAAGGAGATGGCACAGGAAATCAACAGTTTAATTATGAGTTTTCAAAGGATAATTATGGATCACATCATATAGATGTATTTATAAATATAAATGCTGAAAACACTTTGGGAATAAATCAAACATTAACAGTTAGAAAAGGTTATAGAATTAATAGCGGTAATTTTCAAATTCGATTTAATGGTAATTATCAAAAAGCAGCTACATCAGAAGAAAACACTATTATTATAGCCAATCAAATGCCTAAGATGAAAATATTTGATTTTCTTAAAAATATCTTTACGATGTTTAATTTAACTGCATATAAAGAGGACGGAGTTATAACGGTATTACCTTTAGATGATTATTACAACGCTGGTAAGGTTTACGACATTACTGAATATGTAGATACTAGCAAAAAAACTGTATCTAAGTTACTGCAATTTAAAAATATGATATTTAAATTTAAAAGCAAAAAATCGTATTTAGTACAATATGCAGATGAATTGCAAGGTAATAAATTTTCACAAGAAAGTTATGGCAATGATGAATGGGATGGTGGTGATTACAAAGTTGAAGTTGATTTTGAAAAGATGATGTACGAAAGATTGAGTAATGAAAGCGATGGAAGTTTAACGGATATTGTTCAAGGTGCTATGTTAGATAAGAAGTTTGAACCAACAATAGGTTCTCCTTTATTATTTTATTGTTTTAGCACATCCACAGATTCCCCAAATTACCCACTTTTATTAGAATATCCTGATGGTACTTTAGATAATATAAATCCTTATTTAAGACCATCCAATTCTATTACAGATATTACAACAGTAGATTTTCTTGAAACATTAAATTTTGGCGTTGAAGTAGATGAATATACACTAAGCACTGGAACTGCAACCATCGGAAGTCAGCGAAAGGATTTATTTACTAAGTATTACAGAAATTATGTAGCTAATTTATTCGCTAGAAATTCAAGAAAAACTAATGTTTCTGCTTACTTACCTTTGAATGTTATTTTAAATTATAGGTTAAACGATATATTTATTATAGGCACAACGGAGTACAGAATAAATTCTATAAAAACAAATCTACTAACAAACAAAAGTGACTTGGAATTATATAATTTAAATGTAAACACTTCGCAAAGTTTAAACGGTCAAAGACTAGATTTACAAAGAGTTGAGAATTTAGAAACAGCAAGCAAAACAAGTAGTACAATAAATGTTCAATTTGATAATATAACTGATACTAATTTTGTAAAGTTCGAAATATATTTAGATGGAGAATATTATGACTTTAATTTACAAGGAGATGTAGGTTACGGCTTTAGTAATTTAGACGCTGATACAACTTATAAAATATCTTTAAGGGCTATTTACGATATTGATGGCGTAGAGGCTGGAGCATTTGACACAGACTTATTTCAAACAACATTATGATAAAATTAATAATAGAAAGTTTAAAGTACGCAAACGGAGAAACCGAAAATTTACGAATTGCACAAGGTAAATATAAACTACCTACAACTTTAAAAGAGGGTTACAAAACATTAAAACAAGAAATAAAATGGCAATAGAAAAAACTATTAATTTAAACGTAGATAGTAAAAAGGCTACAAAGGGTTTAAATGACTTAGAGAAAAGTATTGATGGAGTAAACAAAGAAGTCAAGGAAACAAGCAAATCAACCCAAGCAATGAGCGGAACTCTTGACAAAGCCACAGGTGGAGCGGTTTCTAAATTTGCAGCTTTTAAGGGTGCTATTAGTGGTGTAACAACTGGTTTTAAGTCTTTAAAAGTAGCTATAATAGGCACAGGAATTGGTGCTTTATTAATTGCGGTTACTTCTTTAAGCCAAGCATTTACAAGAAGCGAGGAGGGTCAAAATAAATTTGCAAAAATACTCGGTGTTATTGGTAGCGTTACAGGAAACCTTTTAGACTTATTAGCTGACTTAGGCGAGAATATTATAAGTGTTTTTGAAAATCCTAAACAATCAATAAAAGACTTTGCTAATTTAATTAAAGATAATATAGTCAATAGATTTGAGGGTTTATTAAACTTAATACCAAACTTAGGTAAAGCGGTTGAGCAGCTATTTAAAGGTAATTTTAAAGAGGCAGGAAAGATTGCCGCTGACAGCGTTGGTAAGGTTGTTTTGGGTGTAGATAGCGTCACTGATAGCTTAGATAATGCGGTTGAATCCGTTAAGGCGTTTGGTAAAGAAATAAAAGCAGATTCAGAGGCAGCGTCTAAAATTGCAGACCAAAGAGCCACCGCAGAAAAAAAAGCAAGGGATTTAATAGTTTCAAGAGCACAAGCGGAACAAGATATTGCTAGACTTAGAGAAAAAGCAGTTAATAAAGATAAATTCACAGCAGAGGAACGCATTAAATTTTTAGAAGAAGCAGGGAAAATTAGTGAAGATTTAGCGGCAAAAGAAACGGAAGTAGCTAAATTAAGGTTAGAAGCAAAACAAACAGAAAACGCTTTAACTAAAAGTAATAAGGACGACTTAAACGAAGCAGCACAATTAGAAGCTAGTGTTATACAGTTAGAAACACAAAGACTTAATTTACAAAAGAGGTTAAGTACAGAACTTTTAACAGCTAGAAACGAAGCAAAAAAGGCAGCAGAAGAAGAACCAGAAGTAATTGATAAAAAACTTCTAAAGATTCAAGAAATACAAGAAGCATATAGGCAAAAACAAAAAGATAAAGATGCTGAAACTGAACTTGAAAAAATAAACCTTGAAGAAGAACGTAAATTAGCTGAACTAGATAGGTTAAAAGCTACAAAAGAACAAAAACAAGAAGTAGAAGATTATTATGATGGTTTAAGATTAGATAATAAAATAGCTCTTGATAAAGCAGAAGCAGAATTAGACAAACAAAAGATAGCAGATAAAAAAGCCGTTGTAGATGCTATATCACAATTTGCAGATGCAGAATCAGGAATTGGTAAAGCCTTGTTACTTATAAAACAAGGTTTAGCTCTGCAAGAAACTATAATGGATTTAAAAAGAATTACATTTAAAGGTGTTGAGGCGGTTGGTTCGGCGGGAGTTTCAACAGCACAAAACGTAGCTGAAAGTTCTAAAATTGGTTTTCCACAAAATATAATTACTATTGGTAGTGCTATTGCACAAGGTGTTGGTATTATTAGTTCTGTTAAAAAAGCAGTTTCAAAAACGAAAGCGAAAGCAGGGGCGAGTGCTTCTGCATCAGTTCCTAGTATTTCAACCCCATCAATACCCACATCATTACCCCCAAGTTTTAATGTAGTTGGAGCAACGGAAACAAGTGTTTTATCTGATGCGGTTGCAGGACAAACGAACCAACCTGTTCAAGCCTATGTAGTTGCAAACGATGTAACAACAGCCCAAAGTTTAGAAAACAATATAGTTGAAGGAGCGACAATATAAAAAACAAAAATAAATAAATTTAATTATATATTATTATGAGAATAGTCGAATTAATACTAGACGAAGAAAGCGAATTAGGGATTGAAGCTATTAGCGTAGTTGAAAACCCTGCAATAGAAGAAGATTTTGTTGCTTTAAAAAGCCAAGAATTTAAACTTGCAGAAATTGATGGAGAGCGTAGAATATTAATGGGTGCTTTATTGATACCAAATAAGCCTATTTATAGACGCAATGGCGAAGATGAATACTATATATATTTTTCAAAAGATACTGTCTTAAAAGCCAGTCAAATGTATTTAATGAATAGCAAACAAAATAACTCAACACTAGAACATCAACACCAATTAGAGGGTTTAAGTTTGGTTGAAAGTTGGATTGTAGAAGATAAGGTACACGATAAATCTGTAAAGTACGGAATGAATTTACCTTTGGGTTCGTGGGTTGGTAGTGTAAAAGTAAACAACGATAAAATCTGGAATGAGTTTGTAAAGACAGGCAAAGTGAAAGGTTTTAGTATTGAAGGATATTTCGCTGATAAAATGGAACGCCCAAAAGAACCAATTAACGAGGGATTATCTAAAGAAGATTTAATGGTGCAAGAAATAATTAACATTATAACAAATAGCGAAAATAAATAAATTATGAGTAAAGAAAAAGCATTAAAAAGAATAAACGAATATTTAACAAAGCAAAAGCCTGAAAAAATAGAATTATCTTTAATGAATGATTTTAAAAAACAATTTGAAAAATCATCAAAAAGCTTAATGAAAACAGAGCCAGAATATGGCGAAATATTAAATAAATCAAGAAGATTATACAAAGAAATGCAATCAGTTGATAATGATATAGATTTAGCAATAGCAAGTTTTAATATTTTAGAACGAAAAGCCAAAGAAATTGGAATTGATTTAGATGGGAAAATAAAAGGAAATAGAGGTAAATTAACTAATTTTAAAAGAACAACAAATCAAATTTTATCCGAATTAAGGAATATTGTATAAATGACTTTATTTAAAAAACTATTCACACCAAGTAAAACAAGCCCAAAGGGTGGTCGTAAGGGTTGTTTATGTAGGGATAGGGATGCTTATTCTATTAAGTGTTGTAATGGTGATATAATGGCTCAAGGAATTGGTAGCACTTCTGGAACACCTATACAACAAGATTTTTTAGCACAAGAAAACGGAGATTTAATACTTCAAGAAAATAACTATAATATCATACCATAATGGCAAACGTAAAAATAAGCGAATTACCACAAGCAACAGAATTACAAGGTGGTGAATTATTCGCAACAGTACAAGGTGGGGTTACTAAACAAACCACAATAAACGATGTAAACAATTTTATTATACCTTTAAATTTATCCGTTACAACTGGCGATGTAATTAATTTGTCAGATATCGCATATAACACAACATCTTTAATAAAACTAACGTGGGTCAATCCTAGTGGTGGCGTACAAGTAACGGTTTTAAATTTACCAGATGCAACGCTTCCAATAAATACAAACAGAGTTTTAAGGTTTTTAACAAATGGAGGTTTTACTACAAACACGCACGTTGAATTAACACCAATAAACGGACAGACCTTAGACGGCTCAACAAATGACTATTTAATAAACAAGCCTTACGAGGGAATACAAGTTTGGAGTAATGGTGTAGAATGGTTCATAATTCAGAAAAAAGGATAACGAAAATACAAATTAAATTAATCTAAATTATATATAAGTATGAAATCAAACAAAGTGATTGAACAAATCAAAAATGTTTTAAATCTTAACGAGGAAGTTAAGCTAGAACAAATGAAACTAGACAACGGAACAGTCATTGAAGCTGATGCTTTTGAAAGTGGTGTAGAGGTTTTTATCGTTACAGAAGACGAAAAAGTAGCTTTGCCTGTTGGTGACTACACATTGGAAGATGGTAAAATATTAGTAGTAGCCGAAGAGGGTGTTATTTCTGAAATCAAAGATACAGAAGCCGAAGAAGAAACCGAAGAAGAGGTTGAAGAGGTTGAAGCAGCAGAAGAACAAGAAATGGCTTACGCTACTAAAGAAGAACTAGCAGAGGTTAAAGATATGATTGAAGAAATCAAAGCAATGCTAGAACCAAAAGAGGATTTAAGCGAGGATTTAGGAAACCTTTTAACAGAAGAATTAGCTAAACACGAAAGAGTTGAGTTAAACGAAATTCCTGTCGAAGTACAAGCTGAACTAAGCGAACCAAGTGCCGAGCCTATTGTATCAAATCCAGAAATTAAAAAAGTAATCTCGAAATTTAGTGTTTCTAAAAACAGAAAAAGCACTACTATTGACCGAGTAATGGCAAAACTAAATAATTAATAACAACTAAAAATTAAATAAAATGAGTGTATCATTAACAACAACTTATGCAGGTGAATTTAGTGGCAAATATATTGCTGCTGCTTTACTATCTGCTGACACATTGGATAAAGGTTTAATTACCGT